TCCGCACGTAAGCGCGAGGTAGAGATTTCTAAGACTAGCAATTTTGACCTTATGTTCAACCTAACGGGTATAATTGGCTTGAGTTCTTTCGCTTTTATTATATATGCCATTGTCTATTTAACCATTCCAGAACCCAATAAAGAGGTTTGGATTCACCTCATCGGAATTACTGAGGGTATCGTCTTAAGTATCTTTGGTTACTTCTTTGGGAGTGCTGTAAGGAAAAATAGAGATTGATTACCTTTGAATACTAAACCTCACGACTATGCCTAAGATTAGTACATACGCAACAGTTACTCCTAGCCCTTCCGATAGGATTGTTGTTAGCGATGCTAACGACTCTAATGCAACTAAAAATATTACTGTAGAATCACTGTCTTCAGCGACAGCTCCTGCTTATTATATCGACGCATTTTCTAATGCGGCAGCTACAACAACTATATCAGCGGCGGATACTTATGTTGATTTAAATGTGGTGCTTTCTACAGGGTTGTCTGACGGGTATACCGCCACTAATGAACTGGTGTCAAATGTAAATACGCCACAGACTACACTGCTTTCTCAAGTAACAGTGGTGTTAAGTTTAAAAGCATCTAATAATAATGTTATTACGGGTTTAATAACACAGAAGACTTCAGGTGGAACTGAGACAGATATAGTTTCCTCTACAAGTAGCGTAACAGAAACAGGCAACAGTACTGAGTTTAATTTAGTTATGACCTGTATTGCCAATTTGGTTTTTGGCGACAGCTTAAAAATTAAAGTTAAAAACAGTGCAATTGCGAACATAGACTGTTCGCACGTAAGCGTTGTCGTTCATTCTATCTAAACTATGCTTATCCGTAAAATTTCTATAGGCCCTGACTATAAGTCGGCTATGCACTATTTAATAGGGCAGGAGGTTTTAGGGGGCGGTTATAAAATCCACCTCATAAAAAGTGAGGTTAAATCAAATTCAATCCAAATATGGATAGAGCGCAACGATGAGATAGTTCTGTGGAAACACTTCTCTCATTCTATGCCTGTGTCCGTAGAGTACAACATTAACTTTTAATGAGGTCACCAGACGCATTTATAGTTCAGCCACTTAACGATACCAGGTACGATAACATAAGAGAGATGGGTGATGTAGAATTCATCGTAAGCTCCTCTCAAGAAGACCATAGGTTTTCCAATCGTTATGCTATAGTAGAGGCAACCCCCATTTCTTATACAGGTCCTATTTCTAAAGGAGATACCCTACTCGTCCATCATAATGTATTTAAATACTATTACGATATGAAAGGCGTTCAAAAAAGTGGGCGTAGCTACTTTAAAGACCAGCTATTTTTTATCGAAGAAGAGCAATTCTTCTTGTACAAAAAAGACGACCAGTGGAAAGCCCACAGCAAGTACTGTTTTGTAAAGCCTGTAGAAGAAAAAGAATCGTGGATAAAGAAGTTCGTTAAGGAAGAACCTCTCTTTGGGACTCTTCGCTATGGCAACGAGCAGTTAGAAAAGCTAGGAGTTAAAGAAGGCGATGAGATTTCTTTTACCCCGCAAAGTGAATACGAGTTTACCGTCGACGGGGAAAAGCTTTATCGTATGTATACTGAGAACATAACGATGGTCTTATGAATATAAAAGAGCTTAAACTAGAGATTATAAAAGCAGGCCATAGAGCTGTAGAGCAGCTTATTAAAGTCGCTAAAGAGGATATTATAAAGCCTGATATCGAAGACGAGCTAGCAGCCGATAGGCTTAAGAACGCAGCGGCTACTAAAAAACTAGCTATATTCGATGCTCTTGAGATACTCAATCGAATTGAACAAGAGAAAGAAAATTTAGAAGCAGCTGAAAAACGCGGCGACTCATCTACCAATACCAAACAAGGCTTTGCAGAACGACGGTCAAAATAACCTTCTTACCTACCTTACTGATATCGTCCCTCCTGCGGCGATGGCGGCAAAAAATAGAGGTAAAACCTGGGAGTATGGCTACAATGAAAAGTATGATTTTGTCGTTATATCCAAAGACGGAACTGTAGGAGATGTCGTGGATATCCAGGGACTTCGTATTGCTCTTCCCGCTAAAAATAAAGAGCCGATACAGCGTAGTAAGAATAAAAAAGAGCAGTATTGGCAACCGCTTCAATATCCTAAAGAACTCTCTCGTATCAAGACTATCTTTCAGTGGAATGAAATGCCTACCGAGTTTAAAGATAAGTGGGTAGATTTTATAGAAGAGGAGTTTAACCGTAGAGAGAACGGCGTGTGGTTTATGAATAACGGTAAGTCTACGTATGTAACGGGGTCTCATTATAGCTACCTTCAATGGACTAAAATCGACGTAGGACTTCCTGACTTTAGAGAAGCCAATCGCATATTCTATATATTTTGGGAAGCGTGTAAGGCCGACGCCCGAAGTTTTGGTATGTGCTACCTAAAGATTCGTCGTTCAGGATTTTCTTTTATGGGTTCTTCAGAATGCGTTAATATCGGTACGTTAGCTAAAGACGCGCGTGTAGGTATACTTTCTAAAACGGGTTCTGACGCTAAGAAGATGTTTACGGATAAGGTCGTTCCTATATCGGCAAACTATCCGTTTTTCTTTAAGCCTATCCAGGACGGTATGGACAAGCCAAAGACCGAGCTAGCTTACCGTATCCCCGCCTCTAAAATTACCAAGCGCAATATGTACTTGGATGAGGATAACGAGTTAGATGGTCTTGACACAACTATAGATTGGAAGAATACATCAGACAACAGCTATGACGGAGAGAAGCTCCTATTGCTGGTACACGATGAGAGCGGGAAGTGGGAGAAGCCAGAGAACATCCTCAATAACTGGCGCGTTACTAAAACTTGCCTGCGACTAGGTAGCCGCATTATAGGTAAGTGTATGATGGGTTCTACTTCTAATGCGCTGAGTAAAGGGGGTGGTAACTATAAGACTTTATTTTCGCAATCTGACGTCAGCAACCGCAATGCTAACGGGCAAACTAAAAGCGGTATGTACAGTCTCTTTATTCCTATGGAATGGAATTTTGAGGGTTATATAGATATCTATGGGATGCCAATTTTTAGGACTCCTGCAATTGCATCTAAAGGCATTGACGGAAGTGTTATTAAAATTGGTGCTATTGACTATTGGGAGAATGAAGTGGCGTCATTAAAAAATGACCCTGACGCTCTTAACGAATTCTATAGGCAGTTCCCTAGGACGGAGTCTCACGCTTTTAGAGATGAAAGCAAACAGTCGCTATTTAATCTTACCAAGATATACCAGCAGATAGACTATAACGATACGATGATTAAGGAGCATTACCTTACTCGTGGTTCGTTTCATTGGCTCAACGGAGAGAAAGACACCAAGGTAATTTGGACTCCAGAGCGTAACGGTAGATTTGTGTTGGGATGGATACCTCCTGCCCATTTACAAAACAATGTTATTACGCGCAACGGGATGAAATTTCCTGGCAATGAACATATAGGGTCGTTTGGATGTGACCCTTATGATATATCAGGCGTAGTCGGCGGAAGAGGTTCTAATGGTTCTCTTCACGGGATGACTAAGTTTAATATGGATGACGCCCCGAGCAGTGAGTTTTTTCTAGAGTATGTAGCACGTCCTCAAACGGCAGAGATATTTTTTGAAGAGGTACTAATGGCCTGTATTTTCTATGGTATGCCTATCCTAACGGAGAATAATAAACCAAGGCTTCTCTATCATTTTAAACATAGAGGCTATCGAAAGTTTTCTATGAACCGTCCCGACAAGAAGTTTAATAAACTCTCTAAAACAGAGAAAGAACTTGGAGGTATACCCAATAGTTCTGAGGACGTCAAGCAGTCTCACGCTTCTGCTATAGAATCGTATATTGAAAAACATATCGGTATAGATTTAGAAGGAACTTATCGTTCGGCAGGGGATATCGGAGTGATGCCGTTTACTCGAACCTTAGAAGACTGGGCTAAATTTGATATCAATAACAGGACAAAATTTGATGCTACTATCAGTTCGGGATTGGCAATTATGGCGAATCAAAAACACGTATATCAACCCGAAGAAAAGCAATCGAAAATATCTGTTACCTTTGCTAGATACAACAACCGTGGAAACATCAGCGAACTAGTTAAATAATGAGAGATGTTCAAGTCAATATAGCATCTACCTCGTTCCCTACTCAATTTGTTTCTGACTCCGAAAAAGCAAGTAGTGAGTTTGGAATCCAAGTAGGCCAAGCCATTCAATATGAGTGGTTTAAAAGAGATGGTAACAGTTGTAGATTCTATAGCCAATGGCGAGAATTTAATCGATTACGCCTGTACTCTCGCGGGGAGCAATCGGTAGCGAAATACAAAAACGAGCTATCTACAGATGGTGACCTTTCGTATCTCAATCTGGACTGGACACCTATTCCTATCATACCTAAGTTTGTTGATATTGTAGTTAACGGTATGTCCGACAGGTTGTTTGATGTAAAGGCATATGCTCAGGATGCTATGTCTTCTGCTAAACGCAGTAAATACCAGGATATGATAGAGGCCCAGATGGTCTCTAAAGATTTATTACTACAGGTTCAGCAAGACTTTGGCGTTGACCCCTTTACAGTAGCTCCTGACGATTTACCCAACAGCGATGAAGAGCTATCTCTTTATATGCAGCTTAACTATAAGCCTGCTATTGAAATTGCAGAAGAGACGGCGATTAATACGTTGTTGGACCAAAATCATTATAGCGAGACACGCCAACGGGTAGACTATGACCTAACTACTTTAGGGATTGGTATTGCAAAGCACGAGTTTTTGAAGGGAGACGGGGTACGGGTAGAGTATGTAGACCCTGCTAATGTGGTATACAGCTATACTGAAGACCCATACTTTAAAGATACTTTTTACTGGGGTGAGATTAAAACGGTAGCTATTACAGAGCTGATTAAAATCGACCCTACCCTTACCAGGGAAGACCTAGAGGAAATTTCTAAGTATTCTCAAAGTTGGTATGATTACTATAACGTAGCGGAGCTTTATCAAAACGATATGTTCTATCGAG